TTGGGAATTTTAGAACCTGGCTAGAATCTTTGAGTTTACCCTTGTATAATTGCCTATCTAGTACTTTCGTTGCCATAATTAAAGCCTGTGCTTGCTGTTCAGCTGTGGCCTCAAACCAGGCAGTAGACCACAGCCTTTCAGCAAAATAGGCAGTTGCATCTGCTACTGAAATATAGGAATTTGTTCCGACTATGAGATTAACTGCCATTAATTACACCCCCTTAGAAGGGTATTTTACACTATAAGATATGCGTCTACCACTTTCCCGGCCAGAGCTGAGTTCAGGTCAATTGTGTTACCCTCAAAATCAGTTGCGCTAACCGCAACAGTCGGGGCAGTGCCCTCTTTGGTATTATCCAAGAAAGCAAACAGAACTGTGTTGTGAGCCAGTTTGAAGGGCAGTCCTAACTTATCCCCAAAACCTATAGTCACAGTAACATCAGCACCATCCATAGCCGGAATCTCTACCTTGGTTACAGTCTTGAAAGCACTATTACCCGACACAGTACCAGCAGTACCAGCAGTAAATGCCGGCAGGTCTTCAGTTATGACCTCGTCTGCATAGTTAGTTCCAGTAACTTTAACCTGTACCGCTTTGATATTGGCTGCGGTAGCACAAGCTACAGTGGCTGAGATATTTCTGGGTACTGCAGGAGCAGTAAACTCAGTTTCAACAGTAACTGTAGTATCTGCACTACACGCAATAGCAGCATGAACTGCGTCATTATCAGCAGCTACAGCATTAGCTGCACTCACCTGAAAGTGAGCTAAAAAGCCCCTGTCTACGGATACACCTTCAACACCAGTTTGCATCAGTTGTCCGAGTAACGGATTAAACGGATAAAATCCACCCATTTTATTACCTCCCTTTTCATGCTAATCCGAAATATTTACAAGCAAATTCGTGCGTTTATATTCCCCGGTGAACTACCGCCCATTTAGAAATTTTTAGACAGTTTTTAGCTTGTAATTTTTACGGTACTAATACCGCAAAAGGATACCGGGATGCTTCGTCCGGGCTTTGTCTATTGATAGGATTAGGAACCTGCCAGGCTAACCGCATGACACAGCGCAAAGCTACCATGTCTTGCTGGGCCAGATTGTATATGATTGCCCCGGTATTGTCCTGGATTACAGCCTCAGTCAAGATTTTGTAGGTAATGTCCTGACGCATGGAATATACAGCCTGTTTCCACTCTCCAGAGAACATATAGGCTGAAGCAGATGTGAAAGCACCATTCTTTACGAACTGCATTGCTTCACCGTCCAGCTGGTAAGCAGTTTTATCAGCCATAGATTTTGTAAAGATAGGCACTCCATTAGCATCCCGCAAACCTCTCAACTTGGCCTTCATGGTATTAAGACCAACATGGCCGTCTACGGAGAATCCATCATCCTCAATCAGAGCCAGTACACCATTCTCGCCCATGATGTCGTCATAGATATCAGCACCAGTGCCAAGTTTAACAGTGGAGCCGGCAGCGGTAGCAGCAGTCAGAATAGCATCAGGCCAAGAAGCAGGTTTATTGGTACCTACCAATACAGCAGCATCAATAACGATACCAAAAGCCTCCATGATTCTGGGCTTTACTTCGCCCCAGATGTCGTAATCAGCGTCATCCAGCACGGATTCAGGAATAGGTACGATACAAGCAATCTCTTCAGCGTTGAGATATTTGTTATCCCAGGCCATTTCAGTAGTCTGTTTCAGGCCGTTATCGCCAGTAACAAAGTAAGCAGTAGGCAAAGCAGACAGAACCGGCATTCTCTGTTGAGCTCTGGACATATTGGGGAGTCTACGCAGTAACTGTAAACAAGCAGAATTTACAGCAATTCCTTGGATTATCTCTCTGCTCACCTCTTCAGGAATAAGAGCAGCGGCATCAGTACGATTAATCAAACCATTGTACGGCATATTATCATTACCTCCTTAAATTTTTATCTACCCAAAGCACCACGGATAAAACTGTTCATACCGGCATTCTCTCCGGCAGTAGTATCGCCACCAGGAGGATTGCCCCCACCCCCTACAGGTTGGGTTTCACCGAACAGGTATGCATCCGATTGCTGTAGGTTTTTTAGTTGGTCATCAAGACCCAGCAATTTCTCACCATCAAGCTTTATGCCTTCAAGATTAAGCAGAGCCTTGACAGCTTTGGTATTCTTTACTTTTCCGGCAGTTAATGCTCTATCTAGAGCAAAATCGAACTGTAATTGAGCTACTTTTTTGTCATACTCTTCAGTTGTGGTCTTATTGGCCTCCTGAAGTTTCTGCAGCTCTTTTTTCATTTCTTCATTCCCAGCAGCCTTACCCTCAAGGTCTTTTAACTGCTGGTCTCTCTGTTTGAGTTGGTCTTTTAGAGCTTTCAGTTCCTCATTGAACTTAGCACGTGGTATGTAACTCCCGTCATTAACCACAGCCAGTTCGGTATCGCCCAGAGCCTTTTCAACCTCTGGAGTAAACAGGTTTCCCAACAACTTTTTCAATACTTCTTTCGACATCTTCTCAACCTCCTATTTTTTAGGCTGGCAATTCTCCAGCTGAAGTATCGTGTTCTTTAGGCTCTACACCTTTAAAAAGAGCTGTTCCCTTGTCACCCCCTGTTTTCCAGTTTAGCTATCTCTGCGTCTAAGTCAACGTGCATACCATAAGCATGCCTACATCTAGGGTGGAATAACCCAGCTGCTTTAGCTTCTGCTAGTGTTGGGTATCCTGGAGTTTGACCTGTTAAAGATAGTATCTTACCCTCCCAGGGAGCACATTTTTCGCATTCTCCTGGGTGATTCGTTATTTTAATCAAATCGTGACCATGTTCAAGTATCCTATTCTTAGTACCCTCTAAGTGAGCCTCCATTGTGGTAGTCCTAGCAACCATTTCTGTGTAAGCCTTCATATTCCACTTGCGTCCAGCCCTGTCTGTAAACCCAGTAAGGCCATTCTTGGCCAAATCTTCCTTATATTGATGGGCAACTTGTTGCCAAGTCTTATAACCAACCACACTAGACCGCATATTTTCCAGGGCCAAGGCTCTGTAAACGTCATCAACTCTACGCCCTATGTAGCTGGTCATATCTTCAAGCCTACCAAAAGCAGAATCTGCCAGAACTTGAGCAGATTGCTGATGGATAGCTCCAAAACTAGGCATTTTACCAGGCATATCCTTATCTACTCCCTTAGTAGCATAAGTATACACCTGGGGAATAGCCTGTTTACACCATCCTCTTGAGCCCTTACGCAAATCTGCCAAGATAGATTGAGTGTTTTTCTTTAACCCAACTAGATACTCAGTCTGATTGCCTTTCATCAAGGCCCTCTCAATCTGTTTAGTCAGGTCTTTTTCGGCTCTTTCATACAGTTTTATCAGATTCTGTACTTGCTTGTCACTGAACATTATTCCTCATCCTCTCCAGGCATAACTACTTCTGGAGGCTGTGGTTTTTCTGCGTTTATTTTATCTATCTCATCCTGTAGCTGTTTTCCAGTTAACCCATACAACCTCTTCACAGAACTCTCCAAGCTGCTGAGGCCAGCCCCAAATCTCTGAATCTCAACCTGAGTATCTTCCACAGGGTCATTGGGTAAACCGTCATTCCATTCAATATTGATATTCTCCAGTCTCATTGCCCCAGTTGTGCTCTGTGCTACTTCCAGCTCTGAGGCTATCCTCAAAGCCTTTTTCATAGCAGGGTCAAATCGCATCCTTATCCTATTTACTTTAGCCAGAGGGGCCATCATTAATCTCTTTAAAGCTGACCCACTTTCTGCCAGTCCTGATTTAAGTTCACCAAAACAGGCTGCACTGGTTTCACTTAGCATAAATAACTGCCCCATTAACACCTCTATCTCTTTGAAAGCTGCTTCTAATTGACCTTCCCACACAATATACCCAGGAGGTTTTTCTTGGTCATCTACCGGGAAGAATTTGCCTCCTGTGATAAACTTGGTTTCTCCGGTAAGAGGGTCAACTGTCAAAGCTGATTCTGGGCCGTACATATTTGGGTCGCTATGCTTATCCAGAATTTTAGCTATCTGAGCTAGTCTGGTCTCAAGTTCTTGAATAATAGCATCAAGGTCAGAATAATCAT